GGAACTAGAATTTGGTACTACAGGTGACGTAGAATTTGTATTTAACGACTCTGATGCTGTTGTGGACATCAAGCGTGTAGCAGGTACCCCCGACTTGCGTATCGCTGATGACATGAAGCTTCACTTCGGTAATACAAAGGATGCTTCCATATATTATGACGAGACTACTTCGGATAAGATTCAGGTAGAAGGTGCTGATTGGAACTATGCAACTGGTGTTACTGTAAATTATCAGGATACAACTGATGCTTCCAACGTATCAACTGCATCTGTAACCTTTGCAGGTGGTATTGGTGTTGCAGCAACTGCATGGGTTAAAGACCTTAAGGTTGATGACAATACTACTATTGGTACTGCTGATACAGATAGTTTAACTGTTAATGCTACAACTACTTTCCAAAACGGTGTAACATTTAACGGTCAAACAACTATTACTGGTACTACACAACAGACTGGTTCTATTGAAGTTGACAACCTTAAGTTAGATGGTAATACACTATCTACTATTAATAGTATACAAGAATTGATTATTGACCCATATCCTGCAGGTGGAGACGCTGATGGTTTGGTTATAATCAAAGGTGACCTTCAAATTGATGGTACAACAACTACTGTTAACAGTGCTTCAATGTCTGTTAACGATCCTACCATTGAATTGGGTGATCCTACTACTCCTGTAACAGTTAAAACTCTTGCTACCTTTGCAGGTAACGCAACAGTTGATGTTGTGGTTGATGCTGTAGAGCAATTACAGGTTGGTGATGCAATCACTGGTACTGGTATTCCTGGTAGCACAACAATCGCTGCTATCAACACAGGTACAAAAACAATTACATTAAGTGCAGCAATCACTGCTGACCAAGTTGTTGGTGCTACCTTAACTACAGTTAGGGGTGCTGATGATGCAATGGATCGTGGTGTTAAGGTTCATTACAACCTATCTGGAACTAACAAGTTTGGTTTCTTCGGTTATGACCGCACTGGTGGTGGTGATGGTGCAGGTGCTTGGACATTTATTGAAGAAGCAACTGACACAGGTACTGTTTTCGGTGTAACTGGAAACCGTGGTACTGTTGTTATCGGAGACCTAGAACTGGATACTGACCTTGCAGTTGAGTTTGGTGGTACTGGTGCAGGTACATTTACTTCAAATGGTATCATTTATGGTAACACAACTGGTGCTTTGCAAGTTACTGCAGCAGCAAACATGGCAACACCTGGTTCAGGTAATGATGCCACTACATCATATCAAGTATTGACCGTCACTTCAGCTGGAGTTCCAGTCTGGACAAACACGATCGACGGGGGAACATTTTAGAATCTGACTTATGAACGTACAAATTGTTATTGCTACATTACAAAAAAAGATAAGTGATTTGACTTTGACTAACGTTATGTTAGAAGCACAAATAAGTGACTTACAAAGTCAGTTAAATAGTATGAATCAAGATCAACAATCTGAGAATGCTTTAGATGGCAACGAGAATCAAACTAAAGAGATCGACGACAGCAGCAGCAGTCCCGACGACTTCTAATTTAGAAGACGGAGAAGTCGCTCTTAATATAGCGGATAGAAAACTATACGCTAGAAACGGATCAAATATAATAGAGGTAGCAAACCAGAAACCCAACACGGGTGAGGTGGTTACTACCATGCTTTCTTCTGACATCACGAATGGTCAGGGGAATACTTATTATGTTGCTACGGTTGGTTCTGATTCTGCCACATTAGCAAATGGTGGTAATAATGGTAAGCATCCAGATACTCCATTCTTAACAGTTACTGCAGCTCTTGGTGTAGCTACAAGTGGAGATACTATTATCATTGCACCTGGTGAATATCAGGAAGCATTCCCAATGACTGTACCTGATGGTGTGACTGTACGTGGTACAAACTTAAGATCTACATCTATAAAACCCACAGGAGCAACAAACGATAATAACGCATTTATCATAGCTGGAGATGTACATATCTCTGACTTGACAATCAAAGATTTTTTATACAACAGTGGTGCTGATGAAGGATATGCATTTGTTTTAGCATCAAATGTTGACGCAGTTAAGAGTCCATATATCGAAAGAGTTACAGTTGCTACCAAAGGTAGTGTAACATCTGGTTCAGATCCTTACGGATACACACAGGGAGATGCAGGTCGTGGTGCTAAGTTAGATGGTGCACAGTATGCAGCAGCATCACAGCATTGTTCTGTACTATTCAACGAGTGTACATTTATAACTCCGAATCAAATAGGTGTTAAGGTAACTAACGGTGTTCGTGTAGAGTGGTTAAATTGCTTCAACTATTTTGCATCTATTGGTATACAAGGTATACAAGGTGCTACTGGTAAGTTTGGTACTGGTAAAACTCGTTTAAAACTTTCTGGTGTTAGTGGTACATTCTCTGCATCTGAGGTTGCATATCAGTTAGAAGATAGTTTCCAGTCAGGAACTTATGCAAGATCTGGTACTACAGTTACACTGACAAGAACTGGACATGGTTTATCAACTAATGATTACATCTATGCAGATTTTATTAGTGGTGGTGCTACAGATAACTTCTATCAAGTTACTAAAGTAGATAACAACGTTGTTACACTTACTGATAGTTCATCAGGAACTATAGCATCTGGTAACGTAACTTATAAGAAAGTCGTTGCTCGTGGTGTGCTTGACAGTAATGATGGTACTTACGTTTATATTAATGGTAAGGGAACTGGGGAATTTGTTACTACTACCAAATCAGCAAAAGCAACAAGTAGATTTGGTGACACCCAAATTGACACTGCACAAAAGAAATTTGGAACAGCATCTATATTATTAGACGGAACTGAGGATGCTCTAACTGTACCAACCTCTGAAGACTTTGGATTTGGTACAGCAAACTTCTGTATAGAAGCATTCATCAGACCTAATAGTGTAACTGGAATACAGCATATCTTTGATTTAAGAGATACCAGTGCTACAGATACTGCACCAAAACTTTATTTGAATGGTACTACACTTCATTTTGGTGTTGGTAACGCATCAGTTCGTAGTGGTGGTACTCTTGCTACAGGTACTTGGTATCACGTTGCTGTTGCTAGAAACGGCGGTACAACAAAATTATTCCTTGATGGAACAGAACTAGGGACAGGTGCTGATACTAACGACTATGGAACTACCAAACCAGTAAGAGTTGGTAGTAACTATGCTGCTACACCTGCCGAAGAATTTGATGGACATATAGATGAAGTAAGAGTTAGTAAGGGTGCTGCTAGATTCACTGGTGCATTCACCCCTACAACAAGCGAATATGGTTCTGACTTGAATACAGTACTATTACTTCATTCAAACGATACAGACGGTACTACAACCTTCACAGATAGTTCTGGTGGTATCAGTGACGTTCGTTCTAGTGGTGGTGACTCTGCTACAGCTGTAACTACTGCTGACTACTCTCAGTTTGGTGCTGAGATGCGTTCAGTTGCATCTGCATGTGTATATGGACAGAAAGGTGTACAGGCAGACGGTTCTGGTGTAAAACTTATATTGACTGCACATAACTTTGGTTATGTTGGTGCTCAGTCTGACTATACTAATGACCCTTCTCTTGCTGTACAGGCAAATGAAGTAGAAGAACTTAATAGCGGTAAAGTTCTATTTTCTTCTACAGACCAAGACGGTGACTTCCGTGTTGGTGATGCATTCTCTGTAGACCAAGAGACTGGTAACGTATCTTTCGCGGCCACATCAACAGCTCAGTCTGCTGCAAACATTACTTTAAGTGATGGAACTGGTACTACTAACATATATCCTGCATATATTGAGACTGGTAACTTACGTCTAGCAGGTAACAGTATTACTTCAACGACAGGTCAGGTAATCGTTGACCCTTCTGGTAACGAAGACTTTGTTGTTAACGCTGAAACAATCGTTAAAGAAGCAGTTTACTTTGATGTCAATAAGTCAACTGCGTTTGGTAGTACAGTACAAGGTGTTCTAAACATTACTGGATTCAATGATTCTACTCTCTTTGGATCATCTGAAGCATCATGTTTCTCTACAAGATCATTCGTTGTCTTCCAAAATCAGATAGGTACAGTTAACCTTGCTTCTGCAGGTTCTGGATATTTTGGTGGTGTACACACTGTTACTGTTTCATCAAACCCAAATACAATAGCAACTGCTACTGCAACCTTAGCAACCACTGGTTCTCTAGCAACTGTTACCTTGAATGCAGGTGCAAGAGGAAGTCTTTATACTGCTGCTCCAACTGTAGCATTAAGTGGATCTGGTGGTGGTACTGTTACTGCTGCGTTAGCAAATGGTTCTAGAGTTGCAGAGATTGAGATCTTAGCAGGTGGAACTGGTTACGCTGGTCCTACATTTACTGCTGATGCTCCTCCACAACAATCATTCAGTGCTAGTGCAACTACTGTAGACTTAGTTGCTAATACTATTACAATCAATAACCATACGTTTGAAACTGGTGATCAGATGACGTATGACGCTCAAACACTTGATGCGTCTGCGACTGCTATCGGTGGTTTGACACACAACAGCACTTATTATGCAATATTTGTTGATTCTAATACTATTAAGGTTGCATCATCACAGGGAAATGCAAATTCAGGAAGTGAACTATCATTAACTGGAGTTGGATCTCTAAGTCAATTCTTCATAGGTGTAACTGCTGTAGTAACTCTTACTCAAACTGGTGGAGTTATTGATGGTGGATCTATCAGTAATGCAGGTACTGGATACGGTGCTTCTATCTCAGGTACACTAGCAGACTCTGG